TCAAACTCCATCGGGACGATATGAGACAGGACTGCGATGCCACGGGCCAGCATGAGGCTGACGGGCACGGCGGCGGGTGATCTCCGCAGGCCATGGAGGGCCAGTTCTGCGGTAAGCTGTGAGAGCCGTGGCGGTTTTGTTGTCCTTACCCGCCGATCCACAGCCGAGGGGGCCAGTCAGTCAGGTGGGCTGGTCTCCCTCCTTTTCTTTTCTTTTCTGGAGGGTGTGTGATGATCGAAGAATGGGATGAGGTGAAGCATGAAGTCAAGCTGATGGTGGGACTGCTGTCGGCGTTCCATGATGACCTTTCGGCGGCTGAAAACAGCGGTGCATTGACAGAATCGCAAATTGCGTTCGTCAAGGCGGTGAGGGCGTGGGCTCTGGAAACAGTGGTTCGCCTTGAGCAGTCTATGACAGACGCTATCAAAGACGAGACAGCGGAAGAGGGCGAAACAAAATGACCCGCAGGCACATCCACGCAGAGGGTCCGGGGCTCAGGCCGAACAGCATGGGCATCTGGCGAAACGAAGCCGGGTTTCTGCTGTATGAGGACGCGGAGGACATTCAGCCGGGAGATCATGTTCTGGCAGATCTCCCGGAAGAAGAACGAGACAGGAACTGCCACGAAGCGTATCAGTTCCTGATAAGACAGCACGATTTGACGTGGGAGGAGTGGCTGGCCACTTGCGTCATCAAAACCGAACAGCCAACAACGAAAGAGGGTAGGCATGAGGATTTTGACTGGGAAGAAGCAGAGTCCGCGCCGGTGCTTGTTATACGGCGTGCATGGGATCGGTAAGAGTACGTGGGCGGCTCAGGCCCCCAACGTGCTGATGATGGATCTGGAGGACGGGTTGGCTGACATTGCCACGAGCAAGACCCAGCACCTGACGACCATGGACGAAATTGAAGACGCTTTTCTTTGGCTCGCGCAGAAGGAACACGACTTCACCACGCTGGCCATTGACTCAGCCGACTGGCTGGAGCGGATCATTCACCAGCGAGTGGCACAGAAGAACGGCGAGGCCACAGTGGGTGACATCCCCTACGGCGGCGGGTACGAGCAATCTCTGGGGGAGTGGCAGCAGATCCTGAAGCGATTGGATTATCTGCGGAATGAGCGGGGCCTGAACATCGTGCTCTTGGCCCATTCTAGGGTCTCGAAGTTCGCTGATCCTGCTGGTGATTCTTATGACAGGTACACTCCAGCGCTCCATAAAGCCAGCGCGGCTTTGCTCCAACAGTGGGTGGACGAATTGCTGTTTTGCCACTACAAGGTCCACACACGCAAGGAGGACGAAGGCTTTGGCCGGGAGAGGACCGTGGCAGTCGGTGGGACTGAGCGAGTCGTGAAGACTTCAGAGACTGCCACAGCGCTGGCAAAGAATAGACTGGCCATGCCAGCAGAGATCGGTTTTAGTTGGGCAGCGTATGCTCAACATATGTCGGGCAATATCTCCGGCATTGTTGTTGATGGTTCAAGCAAAACTAAGGAGTAGGCATCATGGGGATGAATCTCGAAGGGTTTGACGCCTTGAAGGTGGAGCCAGCGGGCGAGGGCTATGAGGCTCTGCCAGCAGGCAGTTATCAGGCTGTGATCGTCCACAGCGAACAGAAAACGACCAACAAAGGCGATGGCGAGTATCTCAAGCTCCAGATCAAAATTGAAGGCCCCACCCATGCCGGGCGGGTTGTGTTCGATAATTTGAATCTGAAGAATCGCAGCGAGAAGGCTGTGACAATCGCAAAGGCGACGCTCAGCAGCATTTGCAGGGCCGTCAACGTGCTGAGCCCGAAAGACTCCTCAGATCTGCACGGGCGGACCCTGACAGTCCGTATCGGGTGCCGGGAGTACAATGGGCAGATTCAAAACGAGGTGAAGGGCTACGGGCCAGCGGATGCTGGCGGTCACATGATCGCGGAAGCGTTTGCTGCTCCTGCGCAGGAGAAACCGGCCAGCCCGTGGTGAGTCCGCGGTCTGGTGGCGGGCTATTTTTCAATCTGATGGCCTCCGGCTGTGGCCGGGGGCCTTTTCCATGGAGTAGGCACCATGAAACCGAGGGAATACCAAGAAGAATCACACGCGGCCATCTGGGACGCATTGCGGGACACTGACCAGAATCCTCTGGTGGTCCTGCCAACAGGGGCGGGGAAGTCTCTGGTCATTGCCATGATGATCCAGCAGGCGAGGGAGTACGGGGCGAGGGTGATGGTCCTCGCACACCGAAAGGAACTGCTGGAGCAGAATCTGGAGAAGATCAAACTGCTCTGCCCGGGCATCAGCTCCGGATTGTATTCGGCCGGACTCCGCAGGTACGACACAGAATCAGACGTGATCTGTGCGGGCATCCAGAGCGTTCACCGGAAGGCTCTGGTATTTGGGCGGCGTGAACTGGTCATCATTGACGAGGCCCATCTGATCAATGACATGGATGATTCCATGTACAACCGATTCCTGACGGATCTCGGCAAGGTCAACCCGAAGCTGCGATGTGTGGGGCTGACTGCGACACCATACAGGACCGGGGAAGGGCTTCTGGCAGGTCCTGACAGGCTTTTCGGGCTGATCTGTTACGAAGCATTTACCGGGGATCTGATCGGGCAGGGGTTTCTGTGTCCGCTGACGAATCAGCCAACAGAGAAGCCGGTTGACATCTCAGGCGTGGCCATCCGTGGCGGTGAGTTTGTGGCCAGGCAGATGGAAGCGGCGTTTGATCAGGCCAGCATCGTGGATGCAGCCTGTCAGGAGATCGCGGCCAGCTGTCACGATCGGCGGTCAGTCATCGTGTTCTGCAGCGGTGTGGATCACGCTGAGCATGTGGCCGAGACGCTTCGGGGCATCGTCACAGACCGTGTGGAGGTGATCACAGGCCAGACAGACAAAGAGGAGCGCAAGCAGCATCTGGAAGACTTCCGGGCTGGATCACTGCGGTGGCTGGTCAACGTGGATGTCCTGACAACGGGCTTCGATGCTCCTCGCGTGGATTGTGTGGCAGTCCTGCGGGCCACGATGTCACCGGGGCTGTTCTGCCAGATTGTGGGGCGAGGGCTCCGGACGTCACCAGAGAAGCAGGACTGTCTGATCCTAGACTTCGGCGGCAACATCGAACGCCACGGATCACTGGATGACCCACACTATGGCCGCGACACTGGCGGGCGATCACAGAGCCAAGTCCAGGAAGAGACAGCACCACGGGAGAGCCAGGGGCCAGCGGAAATTGACTGTCCGCAATGCGGGATCGGAATTCCTTCCCGGTTTGCGTTTTGTCCAGAATGCGGGGCAGACATTCCAGACGCCATCAGGCACCAGGCAACGGCAGACACTGCCAGCCAGCTGGTGGGCGAGGAGGGACCAGTGGAGTGGGTGGTGTCAGATGTGTGGTACAGGGAGCATCAGAAGAAAAACAGCCCGGACGCCCCCACCACGCTGTGCTGTACGTATTGGATACATCGACCCGGAGCGGATGGCAATCTGGAGCAGCAGGAGGTGAAAGAGTGGATCTGCCTCAACCACACGGGATTCGCACGCAGCAAGGCCGAAAAGTGGTGGGAGCGGCGTAGCCTGGTGAAATGCCCGGCCAGCGTCCGGGATGCTCTGGATATGATCGACCGTGGAGCGGTTAGGATTCCGGCCAGTATCCACACTCAGAAAGAGGGCAAGTGGAGGCGGGTGATCAGCGCAGAATTCACCGACCCGCGACCAACGGAACTGATTGAGAGCGATTCAGCAGAGGCATTCTGGGACGATGGTGTCCCGTTTTAAGGGCATTGAAATGATCGAATTCCGAGACTACCACAGCCGTGAACTAATTGCGACAAGTCAGGAGACTGGCACAGACGCAGCTCCACAGGACGTTCTACGGGTAGACATGGAGAGCGGAGAGATCCGGGTGATGGTGGTCCACAGCCGGACAACGCATATCACAGAACAGCCCGAGAGGACGGTCCTCTGGGTCACACAGATGCAAGCAACCGACGACACGGAGTAGGCACCGATGGCACTGGAAGACATCCCCGCGGAATTGCGGGACAAAAAGATCTGGATGCTCTGGCTCAGCGAGAACGGGACCAAAGTCCCGTACAGGACCGGAGGAGGCAGGGGCAGCAGTACAGATCCAACAGCGTGGACATCCTTTGAGATGGCCCGCAAGCAGGAGCATCTCTACACGGGGATGGCCCTGGCGATTAACTACCCATACTGCGGCATCGACCTAGACGGCTGTCTGGATGCAGATGGACAGCTGGCAGACTGGGCAGCGGAAATTGTGGAGGCATTCCGCGGTGTGGCGTATGTGGAAATCTCCCCCAGCGGGACCGGGCTCAAGCTGATTACTCGAGCGCGTAAGCCAGAGGGGGCCCGGTGCGTAGTGAAAATGGGCGAGGGGAAATGCCAGGTAGAGATCTACGACCAAGGCCGATTCTGGGCGATGACTGGTAACGTCTGGCAAGGTTTGGCAGACATTGGGGACGGCTCTGAGGCCCTCAGGGGCCTCTGTGGGCGATTATGGCCAGCGGAGCAGCCGAAACCACAAACACAACCACAGAGACTCCCAGCGGGCTCTGGTGGCTCTCTGTGGGACCGGGCGACCAATTACGTGGGCAACTGTGACAACGTCACAGAGGGAGGACGACAGACGGCAGCCTTCCAGCTGTCCGGGCATCTCTGGGCTATGGTCGGAGACATGGGCGAGCGGCTGACAATGGCAGAAGTCAGCCAGCTGGTCAGCGGGTGGAATGCTGGCAATTCCCCACCACTGCCGGCGGAGGAGCTGGAGCGGGCAGTCCGGAACGGCAAGGATCGGGGCACGCCACCAGCTGACAAGGCCAGCGAGGTGGTGAGTGTGCAGCCAGATCCCGGTGTGAATCTCTCCGGGATTCTCGGGACCACAACAAGGGTGGCCCCCGACACAGGATCAGAAACGCCATCGGAGAAGCTGGCCGACCCGGGGGGATTCCCTGATGATCTGCAGCAGATCCCCGGGCTGATCGGGGATTTGATCGACTTTAACCTACGGACAGCCCACTACCCGCTCCCAGAATTGGCCCTCGGCGGGGCGCTCGCCCTGATGTCCACGCTGACCGGGGGCAAGGTACAGACCAGCAAACGGGCAAGGACCAATCTCTACGTTCTCGGGCTGGCTCCCTCCGGGGCCGGGAAGGATCACAGTAGGCAACTCAACACGCGGGTTTTAGCAGAGTGTGGGCTGGCCAATAGGATCGGCCCAGAGGCCATCGGGAGCCATGCGGGCATTATCAGCCAGATGGATGCCGAATGGTGTACGCTGTTCCAGATTGACGAGATCGCACATCTCGTGCACGCCATGCAGCACAAATCGGCCCCACATCTGGCCCAGATCTCAGCCAGGTTGATGACCATCTACAGCTCAGCAAATAAGGCGTTTTGCCCCATGGACGCCTACGGGGATCGGCAGAAAGTCAAAACGCTGTCATATCCTCATTGCGTCATCTACGGGACCAGTGTTCCGGAGGGGTTCTGGGAGGCAGTCACAGAAGAGAACATGAAGAACGGGCTGATTGGTCGCTTCCTTGTGTTCGAGGTCGATGATTACGTGGACTACCAAGACCCAGAGGCAGACGACAGGCTCCCAGACTCAATCCTGAACGCAGCCAAGGCGTGGGCACAGCTGCAGACTCACGGCGGCAATCTGGACGGCGGTGGAGGCCATCCGAAGCTGATCGACTGG